TTAGCGTGAATACCCATCGTTTGGACTGCATCTTTTTTTTTATGAGATTGTGAAATCTCGTAACTTCTGTGTCAACATAATTAGTCCCATGTCCCATTAATTCCTACGTACGTGGACTAATTGGGGGTTCAAGTATTACCCCCCAATTAGTCCCAAGTCCCGTTAGTTCCTACCGTGGACGTCTACGGACTGAAAACTATCGGTCCCAATCTCTCATTCTCTCATAATGTCAATTCCTTACCGTGCAATCGCATCTACTGCACTTCGTTACGGAACGTTCTGGCCCGGCGCATTAGCATACGACGCATATAAAATGTACAAGAAACGTCGTCGTTCTGATAAAGGATATGGTGGAAACCAGTATCATAAACGCAAGTTTTTGCGAAGGCCGCGTCCTTATCGTCCTGTTATGAGGAAACGCTTAAATACTTCCAAGAAAGCTTCGAATAAATGGTCACGTTGGAAACGAACCATCAGGTCAATTCCATCAACACGTGTAAAACCGTTCAGGTTTTTCCGTTATCCGCTAGCCGATCCGAGTCGTGTCGGGGCTCAACTAGCAACTGGTTGTTTAACGGACATTCCTTTCGCTTCTCGAACACTTAACAACATTTTGATTAAGTCTTTTGATATCAATCTTCAATTTATGCCTGTCCAAGGATGCGATAGACCTACTTTTGTTAGGTTCGCACTTGTCGTTCAGACAGGACCTTACAGTGCTCCAACTGCTGCTCAGTTGTTACATGGTTATAGTCATACTAATAACTTCATTGATATGGGTACGACCCAAGATGGTTGGATGAATAGAAATTTCGCCATTAACCCTAATTACAGGGTTATTTATGCGAAGACTCTTATGATGGCACCCTTGCTTGAAGCTGGTGCTACGTCAGTTCAATCTAACTTAAATGCTCAGTGTCGTATCAAACAGCGTGTTAATTATCACAAGTACCTGCAGTATGATGACTCAACCGAAACTGTAGGCGAAGCAAACAATGTCTTCTATATGTATTGGTTTGATGATGATTTCCGCATTGCCGGAGTTGCATCAACAACCACTCACCGTGTCATAGGTGACATCAACACCAATTACCGTTACACGGAATTCTAATTCTAATCTAAGTCACTCCTTAGCAAACTTTCTTCAATGTCCCTGTCCCAAATATTGTCTCCTAGTCCCAACAGAAATTCTTCGTCTGAAACTTCAGACATCTCTAACTCAAAGGAATCTAATCCCCCTACGACAGGACCTACGACAGGAACTGGTGGTGGTAGGATGTTGAATCCCGGAGCCAATGCAGTAGGACGCTGAATGTTTGGATTGAATGCATGATTGCCAAACTTCAATACCTGAAACCTACGCTTGATGGCCTCACACATCTTTTGATCTTCTCCATACAAATCTTCAATCGTGTAGTTGGAAGTTACAATGAATTTCTTGTGTTGGAGATGCACATGACCTCCTTTCGTTTCTCCGCTGCAACTCCACTTGTCTGCCCAGATCTTTAGATAATGTTTAAGGCAAGCGTCATCCATGTCTTCCAAAATGACCACATCCTGTCCGTTGTATCCATCCCACCACTTGTTTTGCATCTTAATGAATGCTCCTGGATGATCCATTCGTGCTTTATGACTTTTCCCTGTTCCTGGAGGTCCAACGTACCAATGACCACGCACTCCCGTATGTTCATAAGCATTAGATAACACATACTGAAGCTCACGGAGTCCTCGGCCTCCACGAGCGTAAGCCTCCGGATTTTCTGTCGCAACTTCAACAATGGGATCGCCTGCGACAATCATGTTGACAGCGTCGACGAACTTCCCGCGGGAACCCACTTTAGGGCGTTCACCTATCTCGTGAAAATCTCCATCTTTGCTACAATACTTGATACACTCATCCGTGCTCCCACGTGCGATTTCCCAGTGAGCGCGAAGGCTGATTGTTTTTACAGCCGCCAAACGCTTTGGTTTATAAAAGGTAATATAGCCTTGTAAATGAGGTGTGCCTGAAGCGCCTACCTCTTTGCCAATGATAACGTACGCTCTGTCGGGCGCGTCGTGGAAGCGGGCGACATCCGATTCTGCGTAGTTGTTTAGCGTGAATACCCATCGTTTGGACTGCATCTTTTTTTTTATGAGATTGTGAAATCTCGTAACTTCTGTGTCAACATAATTAGTCCCATGTCCCATTAATTCCTACGTACGTGGACTAATTGGGGG